CTGTATGGCTTCTGAAGTGGCATCCAAGCATTCACAAATAAATCCTGGCTGCTGCAAGTATCGCATCCATCATCATCACCGGCATACCATGCTCCACCACCATCATTATCTTTTTCATACCGTCCAATTATCGGAAGCGTGAAATTCTCAAATGACATCAGGACATATTCATCTTCTTCCGGAAGTCTCTCTTCCACCGGGATCCAGCTATGCTCTTCTATCTGACCTGCCAAAAGTGTCATTGCTTTTGCATAATTCTCTACCAAATCTGCTATGCCGTCCGGGATACAGCCTGTATCTTCATAGTCCCTAAGCTTACACAGCGCACCATACAGCTTTTCACCTACTTCTTTGGTGATTACCTGGCCTGTACGCAGTTGCTCCCACCTGACACCCTTCAGATACCAGTTACCCAGCTCATCCTTTTCTGTTAGTCTTTTCATTTCCTTCCTCCATCTTCTTCAAATACCCGCATACTGTACTTGGTGCAAGCTGCATTTCCTCAGCGATCTGCTTCATGCTCCATCCTGCATTGTGAAGCGCCTTCATTTTTCCAACATCAATCTGCTTTTTGTTTGTTGCTTCTGGCTTTGGTGGCTCCGGCTTCTCCTTGGTTTCCATAACTGCCTTCTCTTCCACTGCCTTTGGCTCTGCTACTTCTGCCGGCTTCTCCTCAGCTGACTCTGTCTCTCTTTTTTCTTTCTCCGGCACGATCCGGAAGAACTCACAGCCATCCAAAATCTTCTTCAATGTCAGGAACTCATAATCATCCAGGTTCTTAGGTTCCGGTACTACCGGCTGGAGTACTCCCACCATAAGCCCTCTTTTGTGCAGTTCCAGTGCTTCATCGATCGCTATCTGTTTTATCTTCATTGTCTTTCCCCTTTCTGTATCTCTTTCAGCTTTTCAATCAACGTAGTCCGGTTTGCCCGGCAGTCCCTAAAGAACTTTCCAGACTCTAGAAGATACTCCTCATTTGCTCCATACCCTTCCTTGTACCTCATGGCAACATCGGCTTTCCAGTCATAGAGCATGGAGTGATACGTCTTGATAACAAAGCTTGTCCCATCTGGAAGATCATACCGGTAATACCGCTCACCTGTCTCCTGGTTGTCGATCCAGAGTGGCCAGGTCTCATACGCATCAATAAAAGCTGCTCTCTGATCATTGTTCCTAAGCGGTGGAAGCTCTGGCTGCTTCGGTCTATCCTTTTTCTCTTCCAAATCTTCCAGCTCACACAGCATGGAAGCCAAAGCACCTACTTCCAGCTTTTGCATTCTGATATGCTCATCTGACTTATCAATGCCGGGAGCTTCCAGGCATTTAGCAAGAAGCTGCTTCTTTCTCTCTAGCAGTTCTCTCAGGAGTTCTATGTCTGTACGTTCTTTCGCTTCATTTGTGGAAGCTTCTGTATCCGTTTGCGACGTCGCAATTTCTGCCTCTGTCTCATCCAACCAGCCACATCTGGAATTGCAGTCTTCCTTACATTCAGCACAGCATTTCACTCCATTAGCACCGCAGCAGTTGCAGTTTCCATACTTGCTTTTCCCAGTTATGCATGTCTTCGGCCAGTGCTGCCCTTCCTCTACCTCTGGGCGATTAGCTGAGCTGTTGCATTCAAGCTTGCACTCCCCATGTTTGACACACTCCCAACAGCACTCATGCGCACAGTCCATTCCACTTCCGGGCCGGTGCATATATTCTTCTGGCAAAGAACACCCATATTCTGGGCGGTGTAAGCAATGACCCATTTGCTTCTTTTCGGCAGCTTCTACAGGTTCATTCCGCTGCTCATTGGCAGCAGTCTCTTCCGGAAGCAGTTGCGACGTCGCAATCTCCGCATCTTCCTCTTCCATCAGCTCTGCAACTGGTATTTCCTGGCTAATAGGCTTACCTGCTGCCGGCTGGACCACACTTTCATCCTCTGCTGTCTCATCATCTTCCACACCAAACAGCTCCGCTGTTGATGCTTCAAAGCCTTCCGCCCTCTCTTCCGGCATAACACCAGGGATATCTTTTAACTCTGTCTGCCCCGGTATCTCTATGTAAGGTATTTCCTTCGGTCTTGCCATGCTCCGGATCTCCCGGACCGTCATAGCCGGTGTTACCTGCTCCAGCTGCTCATCACTCATGCCAAGCATCTCCTGCAGCTGGCTCTTGCTGAAGTCCTTAAACCTATCATCTATGAGCGGACTGTTCCCGCCCCTGGAAAACCTTGTGTTCCTGGTGATGTATCTGGATGTGGCAGAGGCACTGAGACCAAACCTGTCCATGGCATACTCATTGATGTTCTTATATCCTGCTTCCAGATACAGTTCATTGTCCCTGATATGCTTCAGGTAAAATCCCGTTGCGATCACACTGCGTACAGCTGACTGCAGGTTGGACCGGATAAATACCTCTGCATCTTCCAGGGATACATCCCGGTACCACTCCGCGCCTGTATGTTTTATCACTTCCGGAGTTTCCAGAGCCGTTACATTCTCTTCCATTTCCCTTTCCCCCTTCCTATCTGCGGTCGATCCGCAGGATGAACTCCCGGTTATCCGTATCTTCCACGATAAAATCATCTCCTGCCTTGCACAGCCTCATGTTGTCCAGCTGCGCATTGCTCATCGTACACCAGAAGAAACTCACGCGAAGGATACTCCTCATATAGGCTCTCCTGGCTATGATCTGGTCCTTGTCCATGATCTTTGCATAATAGCCGCCGGCTCCCTGGTCAACTCTATGCCTTGCCAGCTCCGCCGCCTGCATTTCTTCCATCTTCTCCATCTGTACCACCGCCTAACTGCAGCCTTCCTGCCGCCATTCTGATCTGATCATCCAATCTCTGTCTGTTTTCCTGCCGGATCCCTGGTGGAAGCATTCCTACACGCTTCATCTCCTGGAGCTTAGGACCATAGGAATCACGGAAGAATGCACGCTCTGCCATGATGTTCTCGCTCCTGCAGATATTCTGCCAGCCAATGTTTTTTACCACAGTTCTGCATGGTTCTGGCAAACTTTCCAAGGCTGCTGTTTCCTGCATGTACCCATAAGTCCGTACCGCCTTCAGGACCATTCCCCAGGCATCATCTGTGCTTAAGGCTTCCGGATGTTCTATCTGGGCGCATAACTTTCTGATCTCAGCAGCAGAAGGAAAGAAATTATTTGTAGCCATCAACTGCCTTACTGCGTTCTTGCACTGCTCATAGGGGATATCCCCGATCAGTTCGTACCAGATATCCATGGATGCCGCACTCTTTGTGATCTGGTTCCTGCCATAATACTCTTCCATGGCAGCTGCCAGTGCTGCAAACTCCCTCTTATCCATTCTCTGCCCACCTCCTGAGCCGTTCTGCCTTATCATCGGTTGCCCTTGCCGCTGTCCTTCCTGACTGCGACTGCATATAAAGAGTTTCAAACTTTTCCCGGAACTTCTTTGTGCTCCGGATGTTTGCCTTCCAGAACTGGTTTGTGACTGCATACTCCAATGCGGTGCGAATCTGCTCCTCTGTCCGGTGGTCAATGCGGAGCATCCGTTCAATGTGGACACACCACTGGGATCTTTCTTCATCCGTTGCCGGGACCCTGGCTCCCGGGAATCCTTCCAGACAGGAATGGATCAGGGTATTGACACAGAGCATCTCAAAAGAATCCGGTGAAAACATGGTTGCTGCTCCTGCTGCAACGCCACTCTCTTTATTTACTTTTATTTCTTTTTCTTTACTTTTCTTTTCTTTACTTTTCTTTATGTCATTTTTCCGGGAAGTATCGTTATTCTTCCGGGAAGAATCCTCATTTTTCCGGGAAGAATGAAAAGAAGGGTTCACTTTAATAAAGGGTTCCGTTTCATCCGCTTCCAAAAGCCAGAAACCCTTTATTACCACCGGTGTCTTTTTGGCGCGTTCCTTAACCGCCAGCTGATACCGTCTCTGTATTCCGGGTGAGGTGAGGATAGTGTCCGACTTGAAAAGTGTGCTGTCCAGTAGTGACCGTTCAAGCAAGAATGTCAGCACCTGCTCTATGAACCCATCTGAGAGATTCAGGTCCGCTGCCAGGATGAACTTAAAATCATCGTTCCATTCCATGTAGTAGCCTTTTTTGTAGATCTCGCAGAGTAAATAGATATATACCGCGATCCCGTTATTGCCAAACCTTGCACGCAGGATCCGGATCTTATTATCCGTGAAAAAATCGACATCAAGAGGAAAGTAACTAAGACCTGGCTTCTGCTGTCTTGGCATTTTCCTTTCCTTCCGTTATCTGCTGTCCAGCCTCCCACTCTTTGAAGAGCTGGATCCAGTCTTCTAATCTCATGGTGACCAGCCATTCTGACCGGTCCCTGCGGTGGAACACAGTCGGCATCTCTCCGGTCCTGGCGTCCCTTTTGGACTGTTCCATGGCTTCCTGAAGATTCAGCCGTTCCACCCTCTTACATTCTATATGGATGCCTGGGAGACCGGTCACATCCGCATCACCGCTGGCACCGCAGAACTGCTGCCCTCTGCGGCAGTCATAGCCGTGGTCCCTTAACCTTCCGGCCAGTTCCCGTTCCCCGCGTTTTCCTTTTTCCCGCTGTGACTTTCCCATAACGATCCTCATCTTTCTTTTAAAAGGGGCGGCGGTCAGAGAATTGGGTTCATGCTCCGCCCCTTCAGGTACAACACCTCTGGTCATTTAATACCGTGACATATGATCCTGACCTTTACGGTGGTAAAACAAGCTTTTCCAAATACAATAGATTATCCGATGATAGTAATACGGTTTCTAAGAGCCATATCCTGTTCTGACAGGACTAATTCCAGATAATCCTTGATCTTCCTTACTGCTTCTGTCTTCCAGATGCCGCCCTCTGCTTCCACCAGCTTGAATTCCGGTGTTCCTCTGTCTCCGATGCGGAATACAAACTGGCTGACTGGCTGTTCTACTTCCTGGAAGGTACGGTAAGGTCTTAACTGGACCGGGTTTGGTACGATCGCATCTGCCTTGGCTGCCACACCCACAGTCATGGTTGCCACCTGGGTACAACCGTCATCGGAAAAGGTCTGTTCATTCTTTCTCTCGATATTTCCGGCAAGCAGGAGCACCGCATCCAGGTCCGCCGTTTTTGCGAAGTTGGCCTGCAGACTGATCATAAAGCTTTCCTGGTTGTACCACTGGTCAAAGTGGAAGCCGGAAACCTGGGCGTCTGTTTCAAACAGGACCTCTCTCTTACGTTCCCCATCCAGGGCAGACATCAGCCTGACCTTTGTAGGGCTTACCACATGGACGATCATCCTTCTGCCTTCCGTAAACTCTTCCCTGCAGTTTACAATGTAATCTGCCAGTGCTGAAAGGGTCGTGGCCTTTACAGGCTCTGCGTAATTGGCGGTATCATATCTTCTCAGTGCCTTGTTGGCATATGTATGGCCGCAGATCTCCACCACTTCTGTTTTCTCATTTTCCCTGGCAAGATCTTCCACATGCTCCAGGGCATCTTTTAAACCTTCTAACATTGATTTTCTCTCCTTTTACTTATTTATTTCTTTGGTCATGACAACCACAGTAATCTTCATTCGTTACATAATCCCAGTAATACTCTGACTCCTCACAGTTGCATAAAAACGCATCTTCATCAACTGGTGAGTAATACTTACAGGTTCCACAGCTTTCTTCCTTCCTCATGCCTGCTGCCTCCTTAAGTCAATCGGCCCGGTCCTGCGTTCTTCAAAGATCTCACCCGTCTCCGGATCCGCCCTTCTGCCGGGGCTGACCTCTTCATAAGCAGCTGCAGGGATCTCCTGTACCGGATTGACCTGTGGGAGCCTGCTCCCCGGCTCTGACATATCAATACGGCCCGTACTGGAATCCTGTCCCACCAGGAACATGGTCTCCGCTTTCTTAAATCCGGCCAGTTTCGGCTTCACGTTATACTCTACCTTCAGGTTCCCACGCCCGGCCGGTTTGAACTTGATATTGATCGTCATTTCCCTGGCAGCTTCCGGATCCATGTTCGGATCCAGGATGTTCCTTCCGATCTGTCTCAGGGCCATGTTGAACTTCTCCTGCAGCCCGCCATTGCCAATGCTGTCAAATGTTATCGCCATGCCTTAATCACCTCCTTTCATTTCACCTATTTAGCTGAAAAAATCTGCCGCTGCATCGTTCGTTTCCTGCGCAGCATCATCTTCCTGGACTGCAGCACTCTCTTCCTGTGGTACTGCTGCCTCTTCTACTGCATCCGGCTGTACAGTCTCCACATAATCCCGGCTTCCGTCCTCACGGATCACTGCCATATCAGAGTCAATGGCGTCCTGAAGGTCAATGCTCATGATGCCCCACTTACTGATCAGCTGTCGGAGCATAGTCTTATAGGCCATAGCATCAAAATCCTTGGCCCAGAAAGTCCAGCTTGTCCCTTTTTCCAGGTCGCGTTTATAACCAGGACTGTACTTCTTGGCATGAGCTTCCATTTTTGCCCTGCTCCAGTACATTGCTTTCCGGAAGCCATTGGTGTACTCAAACATTGCATAGTAGCCGATCGTGGGCGCTGCTTCTCTCTGCTCATCATCCTGGATCAGGTTCACTTCGATCTCCTCATTCAAAGGATCAAAGCGGATCAGTTCCCCTTCTTTGATAGAAAGCACGTTCAGTTTCTTATACTGACTGGAACGGGTCGCTAACTGGATATAGCCTTTATATCCGAGCTGGAACTGTGCTTCTTTAGCTCCTTTACTGCGGTTATCATAAGGGACCATGTAATACTGGCCAAGCTGTGGGCTTGGGGAGAGGTTTAATGACTCTCCCAGAAGTGCCGCTGACAGGATACTGGAATTTGTGCATTCCTGAAGGGCCGGTGTTGCCTGTACCGCTGATACGATACTGGAAATAAAACGAGTGCCGTTCTTGCCGCCTACTACCTTGTTGATCTGGTCCTTAACTGCATCCTGGGTAAGATATGCAGTTAATCCCGTCTTCTGTGTCCTTGGTGCTAACCTGTTTGCTACTGCCATTTCTACATCCTCCTCTTACTGTTTCGGTACCGGTTCAAACCGGATGCCGTTCTCTTTTAAGAATCCTTTTAACTTCATCAGCTGTTCCCTGGTGGCATAGACCCGAAAGTCGATCACATTGACCGGCTCTTCTACGGTCTCCATTTTAGGTTCTTCTGCCTTAACCGGTCCTGCAGGAGCTGCCTGTACGTTTTCCTGTCTTCCGGCTGCCATCACGCTCTCAGCTGCGGCTTTTCTCTGTGCTTCCTGCTCTGCCTTTCTCCTTGCCATTTCTTCCTGGTAAATCCTACGGTTCTGTTCCTCTGCCTCTAACTGGTTTCTTTTTGCCATGGCCGCACCGATATCATAAGTCTCCAAAAAGACTTTCTTCATATCACCGGCATAAGGGCTGTCCACTTCATTTAAGACAGCCAGTCCCTCATCCACCTTCTGGATCAGCGCCAGGATCTCTTCCTTGATGGACTTCATGGTAGTGGAAGCCAAGGCATATCTTGGCTGCATCACACGTTCAAACGGAAGATACTTGCCAATGTCATGGATGTTATCCTCATAGAATTCCCTGACCTTGGCGGTCTTCTCCTCACGCAGGCGTTCCTCGTAGCCTTTGATCTGACCGTCAATGTTATTGATAGCCTTTTTAATGATCGCTGTAAGATCATCAGCTTCTGAACGAAACGTCTCATAAGGTTCCGTAACCTTTTTACGTACCCTGGATTTCTCTGCCTCTAACGCATCTTTAAACTTATTTAACTTTGCTCTGTCTTCTTTAGCCTTTTTGATCATTTCATCTGTATAAACAGATGCTGCATATTCTGCAGAAATAGGCTCTATATAGTTTTTGAGTTCTTCGTAATTCCACTCGATCCGCTTTAAGAAACTGTCTTCCGGATTGTAAACTTTTAATTCCATTATGTCTGTTTTCCTCTTTTCCTATATTGCCGGAAGGATCAGGTCCGGCCTGGTACCCGTGACCACACAGTTCCAGAACTTCCGTTCTGACTCTACCAGGCACACTATATCCTCCTCAACTTCTTTACGTTCAATAAAGTAATGCCTTGTCTCGATCCGCATCCGCTCTCCCTGACCACTTTTGATCTGGGCTTTCAGGACTGCAAAATCGTATTCCGTTACTGCCAGATAATGGAGTACCTGGCAGAAGTAATTATCCGGGATCTTGTCCCTCCATTTCTCCCACTGGGAACTCTGAAGGATGTTTGTGGTCTTGATCTCCAGGATTCCATGACGTCCGGTACTGTCCAGAAGCTCCCCATCTAAAGAAGCATGCATCCAGGGATACTTAGAATTGGTAAACATGTTATCCGAATCATAAAGAACTTTATATTCCGGATGATCCAGCGCGAACAGCGCACGGAGATATTCTTCCGCCTCTGTCCCATACTGGACATAATCCTTATCAGAAATGTCTTCCGGAAGCACCAGTCCTACCTTTTCTTCCCAGAGCTGCACGTTATCCTTATAAGGATTTAGTCCCACACAGGCAGCCGCATCCGAACCGCCTATATGGTTCTTTCTCCCCTGCAGCCACTCTTCCCGGCTGTTAAACAGCTTTTTTGTCACCATTTACATCACCTTCCAGCTTCATAAGTCTGCCACAGTTTGGGCACGAAGTAATCTCACCCAGAAGAGACCAGTTACGCAGACCACAGCTGCAGCTTAACAGAAAGAACGGTGATGTGATCTGGATACGGCTGTCTGGGTAGTGCTGCGGGCGGCTCATGCTTCCACTTCCTTCAGGTTCTGGTCCCGCATCAGACGCTCTTTCCATTCTATAAGGTCAGTTTCATCTGGAGCTACGATATCCTCATACGTTGGAACTGCCAGGATAAAATCCCCTACAATGGGATACCCATAAAAGCGGGATCCTGTCCTGTTTAATGGAAGCTGCTTTAAGATGCCTTCTTCATCCACCAGCATCATTACTGGCTTACCAAAGTAGTCAAACATCCTCTGCGTCTTTACTGTCTCAAACATGCCACCCACAACTTTCTGAATGGCCCTGTAATCATCAAAGTCCACATCAACAACGGAAATTTCATTGCTGCTAGTGATCTTTATTGTCTTTGCCATCTTGCAATTCTCCTTCTCCCTCCGTATAATGAGGGTGTACAATTTTTTTGTTTTCGGACCTATGACAGTTGCCGCTGCCTGGGTCCTTTTTTATGTAATCTCTGCATGCCTGTAAGCGGCTTCTCTCCATACACCGGTTCTTCCTGATGCAGGTACCGCACTGGTCTTCCCGCACAGCCATCACAGCACCTGGACCGCAAGCGCAGCCCCAAGCATCATGAAGACTATCACCCACATGCCACCGGCTATAAATGTCTCTGTGATACCTACCCAGTCCACAGTTTTCTTCTTTGGCCTGGTTGCCTGCACTGCCACATAGGACAGCTCCATGCCGGTCTGGCCATCATAGTTCTTGATCTTTGCCATTACTCTCCCTCCATTTCACCCTCTTTGGCTTCTTCTGGATTCAACGCCGGATACTGCTCTAAAAAGCGTTCCAGATCACTACCACGGACTTTAACAGATCCTAAACGAAGTCCTACAAGTTGCTTTGTATTAATCAATCTATATACGGCAGATACATTGACTTTTAAAACCTTTGCAGCTTCTTTTACCGTATATAATGGTTCATACGCTTTTACCATTATTTTCACCTCCTACTCCAACAGCTTCTCAATAGGCACCCCCATCTATCCCATACACTGGTATTTTTGTTTTATGTATGTTATACTTTTTACACTTACCAATAAGAAACGGTGGTGATTTCATGAAAAAATATTTTTGTGACTGGAGCAATTATGTTTCTTTTGCTTTAGCATTACTTCCAGCCTTTGCAATGTATTACTTCAACCCTCACGATAGTGTTCCATATATTGCATTTATCATTGTGGTTTTTCTAGCCTTTCTCTTCGCCTGGCTTTCCTACAAACTGTATAACGATTTGCGGCAAGTTGCTCTTACATACACTATTGAAATCGTTAAATGTACTAATAATCGTTGCCTCTGTAAACCGTGTCCATTTTTAAGTCATCATTCAGTTGTTTCATTTTTCGAGAATATTGATGGATATGAGGAACTAATAACTTATGGATATGTCGAGACTATTACCAACAATGGCCTAGCCCAAATCATCTTATTCTCAAACGATGAAAGGAAAGAGGATCACTTTTCTCGCATTTCCAATCATTTGAGTTCCATAATAATTAAACCCACTATAACTATCGAAACAGCTGAAACCATAACGAATTTAAACCTGGAGGTAAATTATGAAAACGACCATTAAAGTTGTGAATGTAATTGATGATTACAAACTTGTTCTTAACATTGGATCTGATGACGGTGCCACAGAAGGCCAAAAATATCTTATTTATGAAGTAAGCAATGAAGAAATCTTTGATCCTGACACAAAAGAATCCTTAGGTTTCCTTGAACTTGTTAAAGGGACTGGGATAATCACTCATGTACAACCTAAAATCAGTACCATTGAGTCATGTATTTATGACAAGTCTCCTATCAAAACCATTCGCCGTAATCCAATGATTCCTTTCTCAGAATACATTGAGACAACGGATTCCAATGAAAACCAGCGTCCTTTCGATAATCCTCAAATTGGTGATCTTGCTAAAAGGGTTAATTAAACACATAAAACTGCAGTAATCGAATAGTAAGCATCAATAATGATATGCTCCAACCGAGTAAACCGCTGATCAAAAGCCGATATGACTTCTCGTTGTATCGGCAATTCTTTTTTAACTTCCGACGTATGCATTCCGATAATTCCATTCTTCTCACGCTCCTTTCTCACCTAATACACCAGACGCACCTATTAATAAATAATCCACATCTGTCCCAAACATTTTCGACATCCGAAGAAGAGCTGAGCTTGGAACATCTGTTTCTTCATTAATCCAGTTGTAATAAGTTTTTGTAGACACATTAAGTTTTTTAGCAAGCTCTTCCTTTGTCCAACCTTTTCGGACACGTTCTGCTTCAATACTCCTGAGCATTTTTCACCTCTTTTCTGCTCAAATTGAGCATTTATGCTTGTATATTATATCCATTTTGAGCATTTGTCAATAGTTTTGTAAAATAATTTGCTCGTTTTGAGCATTTAATTATTGACACTATGAAATAAATTACATATAATGAGCACAAAGGAGGTATCTATCAATGACTTTTGGAGAACGACTTACTGAATTACGCACTTCTGCTGGATATACTAAAAGAAATGAATTTGCAGATAAACTCGGAATTCCTAGCACTACTTTAAGAAACTATGAAACTGATGTTAGAGAGCCAGGTCATACATTTCTAAAACAAATTTCTGAATTTTTTAATGTATCTGTAGATTATTTATTAGGTTTAACTAACGAAAAAGAAATTTTAAATTCTTTTCGTTTAAAAGCATCTGAATACGAACATATCAAAAAATACAGCGCACTTGACCCATATGGTCAGGACATTGTTGATACTATATTAGACAAAGAAACCGCCCGCATAAAAGAATACGGCCCACTTACAGCTCCGACTATCGTAGAATACCAGTCACGTCCAGACAGCAAGATCATCGTTCTTCCTTATTTCCGTGCCGGTGTCTCTGCCGGATCCGGAATATTTATTCTTGGAAACGAAGCTGAAGATGAAATAGAACTTCCGAACCTCCCGGAATATGTTGCTGCCGACTTTGCCATTGATGTCAATGGTCAGAGTATGGAGCCTGAATTTTCTGATAAAGATATTGCCCTGGTAAACCAGGATGCTGAAATGCAATTAGGTGATATCGGGGTATTTGTGATAAACGGAAATGCTTTTATAAAAGAATTAGGTGAAAAAGAATTAATCTCCCATAATAAGGATTTCAAAAATATTGCTATTCATAGTGGTGATAATATCGTCTGTATGGGAAAAGTAATAGGAAAAGTTAAATAAGGATATAAAAAGAGCCCCTGATCAGGACTCTTGACGCATAATCGTTATAGTAATTGGTTTTAAAGTATCCACAATCCCACCACATGGATCCGGAGCTGCATTTACAGGATGCATATCCCATAAATAGTCTCCAAGATACTCCAGCAATGTAGCAAGGTCTTCCTTGGTATAGCTGCCACTTATCTGGTGGCCGTCTCGATCAGTAAATGAAAACCTTGCTTCCAAGTTACCTGCTGTATGCTTATTCATTAAAAGCACCACCTTTCGAAGGGAATAGCACAAAAACCTTTTGAAATTATCATAGCATACGGCAAAATAATATGCATTATATCTTCTTTAAGCAAAGAGATATGCAAAGAAAGGAAGTGCCCACATGCCATTATTAAAAAACGATCAGTATACATCTGAAGACTACTGGAACCTATCGGAAGGCACCAGAGCAGAACTCATTGACGGTAAATTCTATGACATGGCACCGCCCAGCCGCATCTACCAGGAAATTTCTTATCAGCTATCAAGAGTAATCGGAAATTATATCGCAGAAAAAGGGGGAAACTGCAAAGTATACCCCGCCCCATTCGCTGTCAACCTTGACGCAGATGATAAAGACTGGGTAGAGCCAGATATTTCTGTTATCTGTGATCCTAATAAGCTTACCGATCGGGGATGCTCCGGAACTCCTGACCTGATTATAGAGATTGCTTCACCAGCTAGTAGCAAAATGGATTACATCAAGAAAAACGTTTTATATTTAGAAGCAGGAGTAAAAGAATACTGGATCGTAAACCCGATAAAAGAATGGGTTACTGTATATTGTTATGAGGAAGATGTTGCGCCTACCAATTACACTTTCACGCAGCCGATCACTGTAGGTATCTACAAAAACTTAACTATTACCATTGCAGACTTATTAAACTAAACATGGAGGTGCTCACTATGTTATATCCATTTATGACATTGAATGACGGAACTGAAATTGTACATTCAGAAACCATTGAAACAGCTGGAAAGGAAAAAGTTGAGGTACGTATTGAAAAACCAGTGTATGGCGGTTTTCATTCAGCTACCTGCTGGCTTCCTGAATACAAATGGGAAAATATCGACGGCTTCTCTCCTGAGGATATTCAATATTTTCAAGAGTTATTAGAGTCGGTTGCGCACATTATCTTGCAGTTAGCACGAGAAGGTGGTATTGAAGGAGGTTTAGACGATGCCTCAGGTTTTTAAAATCGCTGGATATACTGTTTATTTCTGGATTAATGAAAATGATCCTCTGGAACCGGTTCATGTGCATATTGCCAAAGGGGTTCCTTCTCCCAATGCTACTAAAATATGGATCACAAAAAATGGCAAATGCCTTTTGTGCAATAACAATTCCAAAATTCCAAATAAGCAGCTCAGGGTTTTTATGCAGATTATTGAAGCCCGCAGTAAGTCAGTGCTCGACTTATGGTATTCAACATTCAAACAGATTAGCTTTTACTGTTAAAAAGTAAAAGACCGCCCCTGCGCCAACAGGAACGGCCTCTTACATAGATCTTCTCTTGCCAGTCTCCCAGCCAGATATAAATCAGTCTGAACACCTGAATTATATCATCTCCAGGACGTCTGCGCAAGGGGCGTCTTTTTTGTACTCATTTTTACCCTCAAAACCAGAGATTTATAATTGCGACATCGCAAATGAAAGGAGAATGATATATGGGACAGTTAAGAACACGGAAACGAGGTTCAACATGGCAATACAGTTTTGAAGCTGCACCTGTTGACGGAAAAAGAAGATCTATCTCAAAAGGGGGATTTCGCACAAAGGCCGAAGCTCTTGCCGCAGGTACTCAGGCTCTCAATGAATACAACACATCCGGACAAGCTTTCACACCTACTGAAATAAGTGTATCAGATTATCTGGATTATTGGTTTGAGAACTATTGCAGAGTTAATTTAAAATATAATACACAGCTGGGTTATCTCTATATTGTAGAAAACCGGCTAAAACCACGATTCGGCCAATACCGTCTAAAATCTCTCACGACTGCTACTATCCAAGAATATGTGAACCAGTTAAAAATTGACGGACTTGCAAAATCTTCTGTCCTTGGGATTTTACGGGTATTGTCCGCAGCCTATGAATATGCCATAGAGCCTCTGCAATATGTCCGTGAAAATCCATGCAGCCGAGTAAAACTGCCAAAGTTCGAAAAGGTCCCAAAAGAACGATATATTATCCGTCCTGATGAATTTAAAAAAATCCTGGAGCGCTTCCCGGAAGATAATAATTTCTACTTGCCTCTCATGATCGGATACTATACCGGTCTGCGGATCAGCGAAGCCTTTGCTCTTTGCTGGGATGATATCGATATGGAGAACCGGACATTGTCCGTAAAGAAGACCGTTGTAAAACGTAACTATGGTGTTGACGTACGAAAAGTACTGGAACAAAAAGGAAAAAAAGAAGAAAAATCGGCCTGGTATTTTGGCACTCCAAAAACAAAAAATTCTATCCGCACGATTAAATTTGGAGATACTCTCTATCAGGCATTAAAACATGCACGCATTAAACAGAAAAAAGACCGCCTGTTATATGGGGAATATTATACTGATCACTATTTAAAACCTGAGACAGATGAGAAAGGAAATACGATCCAGCGCATTATATCGGTTGAACACAGCATCAGCTGTACACTTCCACGTATTGATTTTTTATGCGTCCGGGAAAATGGTGAATTTCTCTCTCCTGATTCTTTTAAATATTGCGCTAGAGTTATCCACCATGAACTGAAAATGGCATTTGATTATCACTCTCTCAGACATACACACGCCACTCTCCTAATAGAAAATGGTGCTGATATCAAGGATGTCCAAATGCGTCTTGGACATGCTGACATCAACACCACCTTGCAGATCTACACCCACGCCACCGAAAAAATGGCAGGACGAAGCGTAGAGATTTTTGAAAAAGCTGTAAGCCTTTGACAACATCTGAAAAAAGCGTTGTCAAATCGTAGTCAAGGGCACTTTCGTAGTCACCCAAAGTGCCCGAAAAACCTTATT